GAACGCATTGCATTAGACCGTATCATGATCGGTTGGAACGGCACAAGCGTGGCAGCAACAACCAACCGCACATCAAATCCATTGTTGCAAGACGTGAACAAAGGATGGTTGAAACAAATCGAAGATAAAGCAACAGCACGCGTCATGAAAGAAGCGAAAAGCGGTACAGGCAAAATCGAAATCGGTGAAGGTAAAGAATACAAAAATCTTGATGCATTAGTCTTTGCATTAAAAGAAGATTTCATCCCTGACCAATACCGTGACGACACAAAACTTGTGGCGATTATGGGTAGCGACTTGTTAGCGGACAAATACTTCCCGCTTATCAACCAATCAAAACCAAGCGAGCAAGCGGCGGGCGATACTGTCATCAGCCAAAAACGTGTTGGCGGTTTACAAGCCGTAACCGTGCCATACTTCCCGAAAGGCACTGTATTGGTGACATCACTCGACAACTTGTCAATCTATGTTCAAGAAGGTCGTGTTCGCCGTCACTTAAAAGACGTGCCGGAACGCAACCGTGTGGAAGATTACTTGTCATCCAATGAAGCTTATGTAGTTGAAAACTACGAAGCAGTGGCGATGGCGAAGAATATCACCGTTCTTGATGTACCAACTCACGCGTAATCATAATGCGACCAACTAAACGTCACTTTCTCGAAGTTTCTGCCGCTATCGCTAATGCGGCAGAAACCGAAGATCTAAGCGACTTCACGGAATACGAAAAAATGTGCCGTATTCTTGCGAGACATCGAAAGGATTTGAAAAACATCCAATCGACAGAACGCAAAGCCGCATTTAAAAAGCAAATTTTGCCTGACTATCTGCCATGGATTACAGGAGCGTTATCTGCCGGAACAGGCAAACAAGATAATGTCTTGATGACATGGTGCGTGTGGGCGATTGACTGTGGGGAATATCACCTTGCCTTGCAGATTGCTGATTATGCCGTATTCCATGATTTGCGTTTACCTGAACCGTTCACCAGAACACTTGGCACATTATTGGCGGAAGAATTTGCCGACCAAGCAAAAACCGCACAAGCCGCCAATCAGCCATTCGAAGTGTCGTACTTAGAGCAAGTACAACGTATCACCGCTGAATGTGACATGCCAGATGAAAGCCGTGCGCGATTGTTGCGTGAATTAGGCTTGTTATTGGTTGAAAAGAACCCTGAACAAGCCTTGCAATATCTCGAACGTGCTTTAGGGTTAGATCAGAAAGTTGGCGTGAAAGGCGACATTAAAAAATTACGCAAAAAATTAAGCAAAGCCGATGAATAATCGGATTTGATAACGAGCAAACCACGCACCCGCGGGGCGGATAAAAGCGCGGTCAGGTTTCTTTACCTCTTTTCCTGATTGTTGCTCTTTATCCTCACCCCGCTTTTTTATAGGTAGATTTTATGTCAGACGGTGCAATCTCAATCAAACTCGCCCCCGATTATGAAATGGGCGCAGTGCAAAAACAACTGGAAGATTACGGAACAGGCGAAGATATTATTCGAAACGATGATTTTTTTCCTGATATTTCTCTTTCTGATTTTCGCAATCAATATCGTGCAGACGGCACAGTCACCGAACAACGCTTGCAAGATGCATTGATTGAAGCCATCGCCAGTGTAAATGATGAATTATCTACATTCAAAGCACAAAGCGAACATCACTTCCTTGAACAAATTCCCGCACCATCAGTCAACGGCGAAAGCGTGTTGATTTATCGCTATAAACGCGCGGTGAACTGTTTGGCACTGGCTAACCTTTACGAGCGTTACGCAAGCTATGACAGCACCAATGATGGCGAAAAGAAAATGGATTTACTCAAAGACAGCATCAACGAATTAAGACGAGATGCACGCTTTGCCATTAGCGACATTATCGGAAAAAGACGGGTCGATGCGGAGTTAATTTAATGGAAGTTTACGCACAACAAAATGACAACTTAGACGCCATTCTTTATCGCTATTTTGGCCGCAGTGAAGGACTTTTAGAAATTGCGTGTGAATTAAATCCGCACTTAATGGATAAACCAGTCATTCCCATCGGAACACCAGTAATATTGCCAGAAACTGACACAGAAAAGATCAGCGTGGCAAGTGACACTATACAACTTTGGAGCTGATATGCACGACACACCATCAAAAGCGTCTTACACATCAGGATTATTTGTTTTCTTCATAGGACGCATTGCGGATATGTTTTCAAATGTAAATTGGGCAGACGTTGCATCTGTAACAGGTATTGTGATCGGCGTCGCAACATTCCTTGTAAATTGGTATTACAAGAAAAAAGATTTTGAATTAAAAGAAAAAGAATTAAACCAACGGAGCCATCACCATGATTAAACGAACAGCGAAATATGCATGCAGTGTTGTGGCGATTGTAGGATTGGCACTCTCTTTACATGGGCATGAAATTAGAACATCAGAAAAAGGCTTGCTATTGACTGGCAATGCAGAAGGATGTCAAAGAGTGCCATATAACTGCCCTGCAGATGTATTAACATTCGGGCTAGGAACCACTGATGCAGTCGAAAAAGTCATTCCACATAAAGTCTATACAGATGAAGAAATTGCAAATGCCTTTACAAAGGGAATTAAACAAGCCGAAAAATGTGTGAATACGTATGCAAACGGTCAAGCAATGCCGCAAGGTGCATTTGATGCCTTAGTGTCAATTACCTTTAATGCAGGATGCGGGAACTTAAAAAACAGCACGCTTTTTAAAATGGCACGGAAAGGATATAGCAAAGCCATGTGCGGTCAATTTGAACGATGGATTTATGCAAACGGCGTTCCACTGAAAGGCTTAATTGAAAGACGACAAAAGGAGAAAGCATTATGTTTGGGTTCTTAACGAAAAAAGAAAAATACATTTTATTGGTTGGCCCGCTCATGCTTGTGGCAATTATCCTGTTTCAAGGGTGGCAAGCTAACCACTGGCGAGCTGAAGCAGCAAAAGAAGAACAATTAAAACAACAATGGGAAGCGTCTTATATTGCCTTAAATGAAAGCGTGGATAAATTCAATGAGCAACAAAAAGCACTCACGGAAGCCGTTAATCAATTAAAAATCTCTCAAACCAAGCAAACACAGGATTTAAAAAATGCACTTAAAAAACACCAAGATTGGGCTGACACTTTTATCCCTGATGATGTTAGCGGCGTGTTCAACTACACCGAAAATCATTAAACAGCCAATTCTATGCCCGCAAGTTGCAGAATGTACACCATTTGCCGCCACAATTAAAACAAACGGGGATTTGGCTAACGCTTATCTACAAAGCCAACAAAAGCTAAGTGTATGCATTGTTGAGAATCAAGCATTAAAGAAATGCATTGATGAATTTAATAAACAGGAAAAACAATGACCGATCAATTTGACCGTGCGCAAGAACTCGAACAAATGACACGTGATATTGCGTTAAAAAAACACCGCACTTTTAAAGCAATCAGTGCGTTTTATTGCGAAGATTGCGACATCCCCATTCCTGAAAAACGCCGCCAATTAATTCAAGGCGTAACCCGTTGCGTGGATTGTCAGCAAAAATATGAAATGCAACAACGGAATTTCAGAAAATGAGAAAAACCACTCTTTATCTCGCTATTGCCGCTTCATTGCCATGTTTAGCAAATACGTACACCGTACCATTTAGAGATGGTCCACTTGGTAAATATTCAAATTACCCTGATGGAAGAATAACAGAAGTATGCATTCATCAAGTAGGCTATTTGATGACGGATACTGGACATTTGATTGTTGCCGTAGATAAAGACAGCCGACCATTAATTTGCAGAGATACGCAAAATGAAAAAGCCAAACCAACTGCGAAAAATCCTTGAACAAAGTCACCAAGACTTTGTGAAAAATCCTGACCGCTTACAGCTTTATGTTGACGGCGGTCAAGTTGTTGCAACAGGTAGCACTTCACTAAGTTTTGAGTATCGTTACACGCTCAACATCATTATCACCGATTTTGCCTTTGATATTGCAAGCCTCATCGTGCCGATTAATGCGTATTTACGGAAAAACCAACCTGAACTATTCGAAAATCCGCAACGCCGTGAAAACGCCTTTAAATTTCAACTGGATTACAACAATAACAACACGGCGGACGTGTCGTTTGAAATCCAACTTACCGAACGAGTTGTGGCAAAACAAGTGGGCGAAAACGTGCAGATGACTTACGCTACAGAACCAACCGCACCCGAATGGGAAACATTAAACACATTGAAAGTGTATTTTGAAAAAATAGACGATGAACATTTGATTTTCAAAGGCGGTGAATAATGGCAACGGTGGAAGAAGTCCAAGCGAAACTAAACGCACTGATTAATAATCTCTCACCGCAAGCCCGCCGCCAGTTGGCCCGAAACATTGGGCAAGCTTTACGCAAAAATCAACAAGCCCGCATCGCACGTCAAGAAAACCCAGACGGCAGAGCATTTGAACCAAGAAAACCAAGAAAAGAATTTGGCAAAAAGAAAGGCAGAATTAAGCGAAAAGCCATGTTTGTGAAGTTGAGAACAGCAAGGTATTTCAAGATTCAGAGCAATGCCAATGAAGTGTCGGTCGGGTTTAATGGGTCAAGTGCAATGATCGCAAAAGTGCATCAATACGGCTTAATGAGCAGTCCTTCAAAAACAAAAGATTTCAAAGTGCGATATGCACAGCGTGAATTGTTAGGCTTTAGCCAAAGCGATTTAGACATCATCGAAGATTTAGTCATTGAACAATTAAGTATTTAAGCGAGCTTTTATGAATAATTTGCAATTATCAGTCCTACTCAATGCCATTGATAAAATGTCCGCACCATTAAAGAGCGCAAGCAAAAGCGTGTCGGAGCTTTCAAAAAAACTGAAAGAGAATAAAGCCGTTCGCGCACAATTAAGCAAACAGGAACGTGAAAACGAAGCGGCGATCAAAAAGTATGCGGCAACGATCAACCCATTAAAAAACAAATTAAGCGCACTCAACAATGAAGTGGCAAAAGCTAAACAAAAAGCTGCCTTATATGCCAATCAATTAAATAGTGCCAAAAATCCAACCGAGCAATTCAGAAAGAAAGTGTTGGATGCACAACACGCCGTCAAAAGATTAACCGCCGAGCAAACCGCGACAGCCAATAAATTAAAACAAACTCGACAAGAACTTAATGCTGCAGGCTTATCATCAAAAACACTTGCACAGCGTCAAAGCGAATTAAAAAGCAAGATGAGTGCGGCAAATCAGCAGATTAGCAACCAATCCGCAGCATTGAGTAAATTAAACGCCAAACAGGCGGCTTATAATCGCTATCGGGGAAAAGTCAATAATCTCAAAGACATTAACAGCAAAGCGCAAATTGTCGGTGCGCAAGCACTTGCAGCAGGAGCGACCATCACCGCCCCTTTGGTTGGTTCAGTGCGTGATTTTATGAGCTTTGAAGATGCTATGGTTGGCGTGGCAAGACAAGTGCAAGGCTTGAAAGATGATGCGGGGAATTTCACACCTGAATTTGAAAAATGGAAAATAAATATTCAGGATTTATCAAGAGAATTGCCGCTCACTACCGTGCAAATTGCCAACATGATTGAAAGTGCGGCAAGAATGGATGTGCCAAAAGAACAGCTTGCCGAATTTGTGCGATTAAATACACAAATGGCAACGGCATTTGATGCGGCTAATCCGGATGAGCTTGTCGAACAATACGGCAAAGTAACAAAAAACTTTAAACTATCTGCACAAGCATCACGCGAACTGGCTGATGCCATTAACTATCTTGATGATAACGCTATTTCTAAAGGTACAGAAATCATCGGATTTATGAACCGAGTGTCGGGGATTTCTGGCATCGCCAATATTAGCGAAAAGAACATGGCGGCTTTAGGGTCAACCTTGCAAACTGCAGGGGCGGCAGAAGAACAATCTGCGACAGCCGTCAATGCTATTTTCACTCGCTTGTCACAAGCAAGCAAGAAAAAGCCCGTTAAAAACGGATTGGCGGCGTTAGGATTAAGTGCAAATGCCGTTGAATTAGGTATGGTTAAAGATGCGCAAGGCACGATTTTTAAAATCGTGGACGCACTCAAAAAACTGCCTGAATCAAAACGACTAGGTACCATTGCAGATTTAGTCGGCACGGAGCATACAAAAACACTCGCATTGTTAGTCTCAAATACAGAAGAATGGCGCAGACAAATTGAACTGGCAAACAGCGAAGCGGCAAAAGGATCAATGGGGCGTGAATTTGACACAAGAATGAAAGCCTTGTCGTCTAAATGGGGCATTTTTAAAAATAGATTATTCAATCTCAATTCTGTCATTGGGGGAACGCTCGCACCAACGCTTGAACGATTAATGGATAAAATCGGCGGCGTAATTGATCGGATTAAAAATTGGATTATTGAAAATCCAAAACTCACATCAAACATTGTGATGATTGCGGGAGCAATCGGCGGAGCATTGACGATTTTCGGGGCATTAAGCACGGTTTTAAGCTTTGTCTTATACCCTATCGCACGGCTAGGCTTGGCATTGGCAAATTTAGGCGTGCTATTGCCAAGAATTGGCGGTGCAATCGTTCGTGGATTGTTGTCACCGCTTAAATTTGTGGGGCTTGCATTATCCCCTATCGGTGCCGCTATCATTGCGGCAGGTATGGCAATCTTTAAATATTGGCAACCGATCAGCTCATTCTTTAGTGGATTTTTAAGCGGGCTACAATCAGGATTACAACCCGTCATAGACAAATTCAAGCCGCTTGTCGGTTGGATTGAAAGTGCTTTTAACTGGTTCACTAACCTACTTGCGCCAGTACAAAGCACAAAAGAAGATTTAGATGCTGCCGCTAGTGCAGGTAAGAAATTCGGCGAATGGCTTGCAGCAGGGATTGATTTAGTGACAAAACCTTTGCAATGGTTGATGGATGGCATTAAGTGGGTGCTTGATAATATGCCAACGCTTGAAGGCATTGGGAAAACAATCGACGCAGCAAAACAAAAAGTGTCAAATGCCACAGCTAATGCCATGAATAACAGCGCTGCAGGAAACTATTTCATGACAGGTGCAGGACTAGACGTGCCAAATGTGAATAGATGGTCAGGCGGTTACGCGGGGAATGGCGGGAAATATGAGCCTAAAGGCATTTTCCACGGTGGCGAATACATCATGACCAAAGAAGCCACAAGCCGTCTTGGCGTGGCAACGCTGAACGCCTTAAACTACGGGAAACAAGCCTTAATTGCGGGCGGTTTAGGTATCGGACTTGCCACAGCCGCACCAATTCAGGTGGATAACAGACCGCCAATTTCTGCACGTCCAAGCATCAGCCAAACCATGCAACCAATGGCGGTCAATATCACCATTAATGCACAAGCAGGGCAAAATGAACGACAAATCGCCCAACTTGTTGCCGCCGAGCTTGAACGAATCAACCGACAACAACAAGCAAGGGCAAGAAGTCGAATGACAGATCGAGCATAAAAAACAAAAGGGCGAAAGCCCTTTTTTGTTACCCCATTTTTCACACTCCCCCACACTCGCAAAATTAAACAAACTCACCAAAAATAGGGGCAATTATTACAAGTAGAAATCCGCCCATGTCAGCCGATAACAACCGCAGAATTGAAAGCATCATCCGCTTTGGCTTAATTGCCGAAGTCGATCATGCACAAGCGAAAGCACGGGTAAAGTGCGGTGAAATATTAACGGATTTTATACCATTCATCACAATGCGATCAGGTACGACAAAAACATGGTCGCCGCCAACACAAGGCGAACAATGTGTCATCTTGGCGGCAAGCGGTGAACTGACAACAGCGTGCATCATCACAGGGCTTTACACTCAAAACAGTCCAAGCCATTCAGCCGATGAACACGTGATCGAATTTGCCGATGGCGCAAAAATCACATACAACCAAGCCAACAGCGATTTGGTTGTGACAGGAATCAAAGCCGCCAACATCAAAGCCGCGAATCAAATCAATATTGACTGCCCCACTGTCAACATTAAAGGCAATGTAAATATTGATGGGAAAGTGACATCAACTGGCGACATGATAGCGGGCGGAATTAGTCAGATGACGCATAAACACAAAGATGTGTCGAAAGGTAAAGATAAAACTGGAGAGCCTGAATAATGAATCGATTTACAGGCGAGAAAATCACAAGCGAAACGGAACACATCAAACAGTCAATTGCAGACATTTTATTGACGCCAATCGGCTCACGTTTACAACGCCGAGATTATGGCAGTCGTATTCCGGAACTCATTGACAGACCAATGAACCACGCTTTGTTGCTCCAACTTGCCGCAAGTGCGGTGATGGCATTGCACAAATGGGAACCACGCGTGACGATTA